CATCCAACCCTTCATCACCAAGACTCTCGCAAATACTCATGCACCTTTTACGTTCATGCGCGACACCGTAGTTAAACACCAACCAACAATCAGCAAGCGTTGTGTAATGCCCACTAAATTTTTCATCATGCTTATCATTCGTAAGGAAATTTATGGTTGCCTTTTCTGGTATATCTCCAACGCTTTCCATTGCTGCTACGAACGCTAGGTCTTTATCTGTTAGTTTCATTTCACACCTCTCTTAATTTAACGTCTGGGTTGTGTGCCAACGTATCGAACTCGCGTTCCATCAATACATCGCCCTCGTCGTTGAATACGGTGATCTGTATCCATCCTGCTTTCACGTACTCGACCATGACGTAGCCGCCATCGGGGGTACGATTACCCCCAATAGTTTTACTTGCCGGATTCGTACTTACGTTCACAACTGCCGCGCCGTTGTCTAGCATGCCTACTGTTAAGTTGCTCATTTACTTCTCCTTTGGTTTATTGGGGGTACGATTACCCCCAATGGTTTTACTCGCTGATTTTTTTAATCAGGCGATGTAACTGGTCGAGCGCCGCTGCGTTGGGGTCGGCTGCCCTTGCTGCTCTTCTACTATCAACATTTCTTTTCTCCCGTTCTAGGCGTTGGGCTACGGACTGCCGCATCAATGCTTCGCGGTACGCCTTGTCTTTTATGTATGCAGTCATCCCTACCCCTTCTTAATGAATAAGCCGTGCCATGTGTACGGCACGACATCGTTTGGTTTCAACTCGTCCATGATTTTGAACGCCTCGCGCATCTGGGTTACTCGCCTACGCCTGATGGCGTTCGTCGGGTCTGCGCGTAACTCGCCCAATTCAAGCTCTAGTTCCTTCTCGGTACGTTCGCGTAAGCGTTTGACTAGCGGACTGCCCTTGTCCGGTCGCCTTGTACGTGGAAAAGGTAGCTTGCGCTTCGCGCGCGGCGTATGCGGTATCTCGTCGAACAAGGTAGTTATCTTGGTTTTGATATGGGCAGGAACCCAGTCAGTCCAATGCAGCCCATTGTTGGGCAGGTCTTTCTTTCGAGCGTATTCACTCGGCGTGATGCCGCTCTCGGCATGGTCTTGAATTAGCGTTTCGACCTTACCAATCACCGCAAGGTACGCCTCGAATGCGAACTGCCTAGCCTCAAGATTTTGTACGGTTTGGTATCGCATCCCCATTCGCACGTTGTTCTTCTCGTATATCAGGTCACGCAGTAGCGTTCGCCATAATTTTCTGTGATGCGTTCGTTTGATTTTCTCTGCGCGGTTAGTTTTCTTCGCAGCCATGATGCGCTCGCGCTCAGACTCACGCAATTTCTTATCTGAGATTTTGTGCTTTAGTACGCTATCGAGTTTACTTACTCGTGCGGTGGCTAAATATTTGTACATGATTACACGCCTTTTGATGTTAGCTATCTTGTAAGTATCCATGACTACACGCTTCGGGCAACTTTTTGGACAGCGGAAAGCCAAGCATAGCACAGGTTTCAGGGGTGGTATCCGGTTTATCTATCTTTTTTAAAAAACACTAACGCCCAAAGGACAGAGCAAGGCTTGGCTGACAGGAATTCCCGCACCCCCATATATAAATGTTTCCCCCTATATATAATATTTTAAAAAGATATATATAACGGATACTAGTGCTGGACACTAGGACTGGCGCGGGTTTTGACTGTCCAAAAAACTGCCTAAGGCGTGTAGTCTTGGATACTTGGAAAATGGGTGAGATTTTGTAAGGTTTGGGGGTAAACGTACCCCCAATCCGTTTCATGCAGTCCATTCTGCATCGATTACGCTTGCGTAGTACTCGGCAACGAATGCTTTCTCGTCCATTGAACGCAGGGTTACAAAGCCTACGCTGTTTGGCTTGTGTGGTGGTCTGGCATCAATCAATACGTGCGGCTCGTTCCAGAAGTCGTGGACTATTTCACCGACGAGTAGCTCTACGCCTGTGGTTTTGCTGATTAGTTTGAGCATGATTATTTTCCTCTCAGGATGCGGTTGAGTTTGTTGGTGATGATGACGGTTCCCATTACGAGGTAGATGAGGTAGAGCCACAGCCCCGCAGGTATTAAGTAGGTCAGGGCTTCGGTTATTAGTACGCCTGCCAGTAGTGCGCCAATGATGTCGGCTAGGTGTTGTTTTTGGTTTTCGGTCATGTGATTCTCCTTAGTCTAGGTGGCGTTTAAGGTTTTCCATCAAGGCGGCATATCGTTTTGAATCTAATCCAATTTCTGAAGGGGCTAATTCCTTTGCCCCTACAACTTCATCCCATTCTTTCAACGCGTCCATCAAGTTTAGAATTTCTTTTTTGGTTAAAAATACTTGCATGTGATTCTCCTTTAGATTGGGGGTAGGCTTACCCCGATTAGATTGCTTCGATAATTGGTGCATCGGTGCAGATGCACATAACCCGTTCAAAACGTGGTGCATTTTCTAGTGAATGTACGACCACATTTTTTCCGGTGTGCGTATAGCTTTCAACGCGCATGGGTTTGCCATGTACGGTGATTATTTGCCCGATGTGGTATTGGGTTTTGGGTATGAATGCGAATTTCATGGGTATTGCTCCTTTGGTTAGGCGTTTTCGGTTATGACACGGCTATCTTCGTACGTCAGTACAAAGTCGGGGTATTCCGCCACTTCATCGAGGGTTTTTGCGATATGCACCGTTGCGGATATGGCTTGACCGTAGCGGTCTAGTTCTTCGGCTACCTCGCGGTAAGCGGCCTTTGCTTGGGCAAGTGTGCGATGCGGTGTTGCATCTTCAAGGTAGTCGTTATCGATTCTTAAAAAGTATTTCATGGGTATTGCTCCTTTGGTTAGACAACAAACGGAACACCGGCAAGGCTCCATTGCCTCACCGGTTTGAAATAATTGGGGGTACGCTTACCCCCAATCGAATTACTCTGCATCGTTGAACTCGATACCGGCTTTCACTTCGGTCAAGATTGCGGCCAATTGCGTTTTGCTTTCGATGCCAGATGCAATAATCAAGTCCTGAATGGCAGCAACTAGCTTGGCATCAACTTTCGGGGCTTTCTTTTCCTCTGTGCGTGACGATGCAGTCGCCGCTTCGTTTTTAGGATGCAGCTTGCGAAACTTTTTGAGTTGCTGGTAAGCGGCGGAATCTTTCTCAAACGTCATAAAACCTTCATTTTGCTTCGAGGGATGCGCTTTCACTTCGTACTTCGCGGCAAGTACGGCGGCAACTTCGTTGACGTACTTTTTCAATGGCATTGTTGCTGCCATTTCTGCTACCTTGCCGTCCGCTATGAGTACCGCTTCGCTTGCTTTGATTGATGCAAGGATAAGTGTTTTGAGTGATGTAGTCATTTTGTATTGCTCCATAAAAGATTAAATGAATGTGACAAAATGTGCCGTTTCGACACAATTTCACTATAGCATGCCCCCCATTTGATGCCGTTTAACCCTAGTATCTAAGCCGTTTGGGGGTACGTTTACCCCTATTTTTGGTGTCAAATCGGCAATATGGCGACCCCACCGTACCCCCACCCCCCAAAATAGAAGACGAGGGGGTGGCTTGCTACGAACACTATTCCCCTCCGATTCTCAATATTTTTAATTATCACTTATACAATATGCCCAAAACCAAGCCAAAATGAGCAACGCCTGATTCAAATACCCATTTCAGTCACCCCCACCTATATTATAAAAAATACAATACACATTGTCAAAGGTTGGACAACACCAGACAAAAAAATCCCCCGCCTAAGCGGGGGCTAAGTTCACACACCAAGCGAGATAAAGTGCATGAAGGAGAAGCAAATGGTAAGCGTTGCCGCTTGCGCACTTGCAAACTTAAATATACACTGCGCCCAACGTGGTTGCAAGGGCCAGCGCGATGTTAGAACACTTAATTGATTTTGAACCCGAAGTCGAGGACAAGTCCTCTGGCTTTGTGCCGCTTGAAAAAACCGACGCAGCTTCTGCTGTGGACGCTAAGATAAGTACCGCCGACTGGCTTAAAGAGCTAGGCGCTGTAGATGACGACGTTCTAACTGAGTTAGACGCAAAAGCTTCACGTGAAACATTTAGCAGCTTAATAACCGCCCAACCCCCAGAACACACCCACGCGGCACTGACGCAAGTCAAGACACCCGCAGCGGTACAACATCTGGTGGGCATGCTAACCGCATACGATTGGGAGTTTGTTGAACGCGCTAAAGAACTCCGTGGCTACACGGTAGCCAAAATCTTAGAAGACACCAACCACCCCACCGCTTCTGTGCGCTTAAAGGCGCTTGCCCTACTGGGCAAGGTAACGGAGGTTGGGTTGTTTACCGAGAAGATCGAGATCAAAAAAGCAGAACTGTCCGATTCAGAACTGGACGCTAGGATCAAAGAAAAACTGGGGAAAATGGCTAAGATCGTGGAAATCACAGACGTCACTGACATTATAGAAAATTTCAAAGACACTAGTCAAAGCTTAGACAACGATCAGGAGGCGCATGAAAGCAGTCCTGAGTCCTGAAGAAATACGTGCCCTACAGACGGTACTCCCTACGCTAAACGCTAGAGAGAAAGCCGAACTACTAGCGGACTTGGAAGAACGCGCATCCAGAGCTAGTAAGGTTATTGGGCAGGACTCCATGCTGGGATTTGCTACGCATGTGTATCCGGGGTTTAAGATTGGCCCCCACCACAGGAAACTGTCTAAGATATTTGAAGACGTGATTGCAGGCAAAAAGAAGCGGGTGATTATTAATATCGCGCCGCGTATGGGTAAGTCCGAGTTCTCGTCTTATTTGTTCCCCGCGTACTTCCTTGGCAAGTTCCCTGATAAGAAGATCATCATGGGCACCCACACTGCAAGCCTTTCAGAAGACTTTGGACGACGCGTCCGTAACCTTATTGAGTCAGATGAATACCAAGACCTCTTCCCCACGACCCGAATTGCCGACGACCAAAAAGCAGCAGGTAAGTGGTCAACGGGTGCCGGGGGGCAATATTATGCAGCAGGTGTTGGCGGTGCTCTTGCCGGTCGCGGTGCTGATTTGTTTGTTATTGATGATCCTCACTCTGAGCAGGACGTTAAGTCAAATTCTCGACTTGCCTTCGATACTGCATGGTCTTGGTTTCAAACTGGCCCACTACAGCGTCTTATGCCCGGAGGGGCAATCATAGTTATTATGACTAGGTGGTCATTGCTTGACCTAACCGGACGTTTACTAGACTACCAAGTACGAAATCCAGAAGCAATACCGTGGGAAATTGTGGAACTCCCCGCCATCCTAAATCAGGATGAAGAGAACGAAAAGTCGCTCTGGCCTGAGCAATGGCCTTTGGACTCCTTAAAGAAAACAAAAGCATCGATTGACCCGAGGTACTGGAACGCGCAGTACATGCAGCAACCTACCTCGGAAGCGTCAGCCATTGTGGCAAGAAAGCATTGGCGCATCTGGGAGAAAGACGATCCGCCTACGTGTGAGTATATTATTCAGAGTTGGGATACGGCGTTTGAGACTAAAACCACCGCCGACTATTCTGCGTGTACAACGTGGGGAGTGTTCTACAATGTGGATGAGCACGATGAGCCGCAAGTGATACTGCTGGACGCGTTTAAAGACCGTATGGCGTTTCCAGAACTAAAGCAGATTGCTTTGAAACATTATAAGGAGTGGGAACCGGATGCGTTCGTTGTGGAGAAAAAGGCAGCAGGTGCGCCCCTCATACAAGAACTCCGAGCAATGGGCATCCCTGTCCAAGAATTCTCCCCCAGCCGAGGAAACGACAAGATCGTCCGCGTCAATGCTATTGCAGACCTATTTACATCTGGTAAAGTCTGGGCACCAGACACCCGATGGGCACGAGAAGTAATTGAAGAACTCGCTGCCTTTCCGGTTGGCGAACACGATGACTACGTAGATACAACATCCCAAGCCCTCCTGCGCTTTAGGCAAGGAGGCTTTATTTCGCTTGATTCGGATGACCGGAACGACAAACTTTTTGCACCGCGAAAAGCGGCTTACTATTAAGGAGCCAATATGGCTATTGACAAAGGGCTTTACCAAGCCCCCCAAGGTTTAGCAGCACTTGAAGAAGAACCTATTGAGATCGAGATCGTTGATCCTGAAGCGGTAAGTATCTCGGGTCCGGGATTTGAAATAGAGCTTGCAAAAACCGAGGCTTCGGAAGAATTCAACGAAAATCTGGCAGAAACGCTCGACGAAGGCTATTTATCAGGGCTTGCTGGTGAGTTGGACTCCGACATTACCAACGACAAAGGTGCTCGCAAAGACTGGGAAAAGTCGTATGTCAATGGTTTAAAGCTGCTGGGTTTGCAAATTGAAGAGCGAACCGAGCCGTGGTCTGGCGCGTGTGGCGTGTTCCACCCCATGCTTACCGAAGCAGTTGTGCGCTTTCAATCTGAGTCGATAACCGAGACGTTCCCAGCACAGGGGCCTGTGCGAACCAAGATTATTGGGAAAGAAACACCGCAAGTAAAAGAAGCAGCAGCGCGTGTTGAAGAAGACATGAACTACGAGTTGACGGAAGTCATGACCGAGTACCGCCCAGAGCATGAGCGCATGTTGTGGAGTCTGCCAGCTACCGGCTCGGCGTTTAAGAAAGTGTATTTTGATCCCAGCTTGGGACGTCAAGTGGCGATGTTTGTGCCAGCAGAGGATGTCATTCTGCCTTACGGCACCACCGACTTGGATACGTGCTATCGCTTAACGCACGTCATGCGCAAAACCAAGAACGACATTATTAAGTTGCAGCAAGGTGGGTTCTATATTGACGAAGAACTACCTGACCCATCCAAAGCAACGGAAGAAATTCAAAAAGCCAAAGACAGAGAAACCGGCTTTTCAGACTTAAACGACGACCGTTACACGTTATATGAGTGCCACGCGGATTTAGTCATTGAAGACGATCCGTACTGCGACAAAGATGACGACGGCGAGCCTACAGGTATAGCTCTGCCATACGTTGTGACCCTAATTAAGGGCACCAACACTATTTTATCCATCCGTAGAAATTGGAGAGAAGATGACAAACTCAAGCTCAAGCGTATGCACTTTGTCCACTACCAGTACATCCCCGGCTTCGGAGCGTACGGATTTGGACTATTTCATCTCATTGGAGGATTCGCAAAGAATGCAACGTCTCTCATGCGACAGTTGGTCGATGCAGGCACTCTCAGCAATCTCCCCGGAGGACTTAAATCGCGCGGACTTCGGATTAAAGGTGACGATACGCCCATCGCCCCCGGAGAGTGGCGAGATGTTGACGTGGCATCAGGAAACATAAGAGACTCAATACTCCCGCTTCCGTACAAAGAACCAAGCACCACGCTCTACAACCTATTAAATACCATCGTTGACGAAGGCCGTCGCTTTGCAGCGACTGCGGATATGAAAGTATCCGATATGTCAGCGAATTCGCCTGTGGGTTCCACACTAGCTATTCTGGAGCGCCAGTTAAAGGTAATGACGGCAGTGCAAGCACGTATGCACTACACGTTAAAGCGCGAGCTAAAGTTAATTAAAGACTTGATCCGCGACTACACCGACCCTGATTACGAATACGATCCAGAGTACGGTACCAAGAAAGCCAAACAAGCAGACTACGACAAGGTTGACCTGATACCAGTATCAGACCCTAATGCTGCCACGATGTCGCAGCGCGTAGTGCAGTACCAAGCCGTTATTCAAATGGCGCAGATGGCACCGGATATTTACAACCTGCCAGAATTACACCGCGCCATGTTAAATGTGTTGGGCATTAAGAACGCAGAAAAACTTGTGCCGTTGCAAGACGATATGAAACCAAGAGACCCTGTGTCCGAGAACATGGAGATTATTCGTTGCGAACCAGCAAAAGCGTTCTTCTACCAAGATCACGAAGCGCATATCAAAGTACACATGGCAGCAGCGCAAGACCCAATGATTCAGCAGTTGGTAGGACAGAATCCAAAAGCGCCACAGATCATGGCAGCAATGTCAGCGCATATTTCCGAGCACGTTGCCTACGCGTATCGCCAGAAGATCGAACAACAGTTGGGTATGCCGTTGCCTCCAGAAAACGACGACTTGCCACCAGAAATGGAAACGGCCTTGTCAGGCATGATGGCGCAAGCAGCACAGCAAGTGCTTCAGCAAAACCAAGCACAAGTTGCACAGCAACAAGCGCAACAACAGGCACAAGACCCACTATTCCAGTTGCAACAGCAAGAGATGCAGATAAAGCAAGCGGAACTAGGACTAAAAGAGAAGAAGCTTGCAGCCGATAGCGCAGCACAAGCCGATAAGTTGGAGTTGGAAAAAGAACGCTTACAACTACAAGCACAAGAATCGCAAGCTAAGTTAGACGCGCAAGACCAACGCGAAGGCATGCGTATGGGTATTGAGATGATGAAAGAAAAAGAGAAATCAGATTTACAACGCAAACAAGCGGCGTTGCAACACCTACAAAGTGTTAGGCAATCTAGCAAAAAGGAGAAACCTGAAAAATGATGGATAACTTCGCAATCGTACTGCGCGACAAAATACGAAAAGACATGAACGACTACACCGATGACATGGCTAATGGCGTGTGCGGTGATTTCGCGGCGTATCAAAAACTCTGTGGGGTTATACAAGGTCTGGCCCTTGCAGAGCGACACTTACTTGACCTTGTAGAAGCACAACAATCGAAAGATGAGGAAGACGATGAGCGATCTATTGCTACCACCGGGGATTCAAATGCCGGAGCCTATTCAACAAATCGAAAAGCCAGACGAGGAAATCCCTATTGAAGAAAGGGGACGCATGCTTCCTAAAGCGCCGGGCTGGAAAATAGTCTGCGCGGTACCTGAAGTTGCGGATACGTTTGAAAATTCTGAAATTGTTAAAGCGGAAGCTTTGAAAAAAGCAGAAGAGTACACAACCGTTGTGTTGTTTGTCGTATCAGTTGGGCCGTTGGCATACAAGGATAAAGACAAGTTTGGTGAAGACTTGGTGCCTTGGTGTAAAGAAGGCGACTTTATTTTGACGCGAGCCTATTCCGGTACGCGTTTAAAAATCTACGGTCGAGAGTTCCGAATCATCAACGACGATCAAGTTGATGCCGTTGTAGATGACCCACGCGGTATTACCCGCGCTTAATAGGAGATACACATGAGTGAATTTAAGTTTCCTGACGAAGACGACGTACAAGCTGAGTCTCAACAGGGCGATGCCGCCGCAGCGGGTTCAGAAGATGTCGAAATAGAATTAGTTGACGATACGCCTTCAAAAGATAGAGGTCGTAAACCTTTAGACAAGGACGTAGCGGACCCGACCGACGACGAGATCGAGAATTACTCGGATAAAGTACAAGCTCGTATCAAAGAACTTACGCATGCGCGTCATGATGAGCGCCGTCGTAAGGAAGAATTGGAGCGAGAGAAGACAGAAATGGAGCGTTTGCTTCAGTACATGGCTGAAGAGAACAAAAAGCTTAAGCAAACGGTCAATACTGGGCAGGAATATGTGATTTCTTCGGCAAAAGAGTCCGCAGATGCCCAACTTAATGCTGCTCGTCGGCAATTAAAGGATGCGCAGGAATCATTTGACACGGATGCGATTATTGCAGCCCAAGAAGCACTTACCGATGCAAAAATGCGGTTGCAACAAGTTAGTAATTACCGAGCCACCCCTTTACAAGAGGACGCAGAACCGGTACAAAGACAACAATTACAGCAATACCAACAACCCGAGCAGGTTGCCGACGAAAAGACGCTGCGCTGGCAGGCAAGAAACCAGTGGTACGGTCAACCGGGGTTTGAAGAGTACACCAGCTACGCACTAGGGCTGCATCACAAGCTAGTCAACGCAGGGGTAGACCCGCGCACAAGTCAGTATTTCGAGCAAATTGACGCTCGCCTCAATAAGACGTTCCCCGAGTTATTCGGCGCGAATGGTAATGAGAAGTCAGAGGACTCTAATAGTTCTTCTGGGACTCCTAAAAAGCCCCCAGCATCCGTTGTTGCGCCAGCGAGTAGATCGACTGGAACAAAGAAGATTCAGCTTACGACAAGACAGCTTGATCTTGCGCGTAAATATGGATTGACCCCGCAGCAGTACGCTGCTGAAGTAGCTAAATTGGAGAAACAGAATGGCTGAAAATCGTACCCCTCGTGACTTAGTATCTCGTGAAAAAGCTGCTCGTGCAGTCTATGTTCCACCGTCGTCATTGCCTGACCCTACACCAGAACCGGGCTGGAAATACCGTTATATTGCAACACATATTAACGGTAGAGCTAATCCGAACTTCTCTCTACGCATGCGTGAGGGCTGGGTTCCGGTTAAAGCAGCAGATCATCCCGAACTTATGTTGGGAGAAGACGCAAACGGAAACGTAGAACACGGCGGCTTAATTCTGTGCAAGATGCCAGAAGATAAAGCCGAAGCTCGTAATGAGTATTACCAAAAGCAATCGGAACAAAATGTTGAGGCGGTGGACAACACTTTCATGCGCCAAAGCGATGCCCGTATGCCGCTGTTCAATGAACGGAAGTCTACGACGTCTTTTGGCAAAGGTAACAAGTAGTTCTTTTTAATTAGGAGTAATAATGGCATATCCTACTATAGATAAACCCTATGGTTACAAGCCAGTAAATCTCATTGGTGGTCAGGTGTACGCCGGTTCGACACGCAATTTGCCGATCCAGTACAACTCCACTAATCCGATTTTCTTTGGCGACATGGTTTACCTGAATGCTGGTTACGCGGATCGTATTACGTACCCTTTGAACACCACTAATAAAACAGTTGGTGTGTTCATGGGCTGCTACTACACAAATCCAACGACTAAACAGCGTTTGTTCTCGCAGTATTACCCCGGTGCAGTTTTGGCTGGTGATATCACTGCAATCGTTGCGGATGATCCAGATATCGTAATCCAGTGCGCTGTAGCTACTTCGGCTTCGTCTGGCGTTATTGGTTCGGCTTCGTCCTTGCTGGTTGGCTCCAACATGGTTGGTACAACTACTACTGGCTCTACTGCTACTGGTAACGGTACAGGTGGTGTTGTTGCAGCTTCTGCTGCGGCTGCTTCTACTGCTGGTTTCCGTGTTCTGGGCTTGGTTCCAGATACACAAATCAGCACGTCAGCAACATACGTTTCTGGCACAGGTACAACTACTCTGACTGTTTCGGGTTTGACCGTTGGTCAAGTAATCCCTATCGGTACAGACGTATTTAACCTAGTTAACGGTCAGTTGCAATTCACTGGTTCTGTAACCAGCGCCGCAACAACTGTTACAACAACCGGTAGTACGGCTCTGACCGTTGTGGCCTCGGCTGCAACTATTTCTGGCACGGTTGCCTTGGTACAAACCCCCGAAGTGATCGTTAAGATTAACTTTGGTGTACATAACTACAACGTGGCATAAGGAGCTAAATAATGGCTATTTCACGCGCACAACTACTGAAAGAGTTGCTCCCCGGCCTGAACGCTTTGTTCGGTTTGGAGTATGCTCGTTACGGTGAAGAACACAAAGAAATCTACGAAACAGAGACTTCTGAGCGTTCCTTCGAAGAAGAAACAAAACTGTCTGGCTTCTCCGCAGCGGCGGTCAAAAACGAAGGTAGTGCAATTCGTTATGACAACGCACAAGAAGCTTGGACTGCTCGATATAACCACGAAACGATTGCCCAAGGCTTTTCGATCACTGAAGAAGCGATTGAAGATAACCTGTACGACTCCCTGTCGTCACGTTATACCAAGGCTCTGGCTCGTTCAATGGCCTATACCAAGCAAGTTAAAGCGGCTGCAATTTTGAACAACGGCTTCTCCGCTGCTTACCCCGGTGGTGACGGTGTTGCTTTGTTCTCGACTGCACACCCGTTGATTAACGGTGGCACAAACAGCAACACGCCTTCAACTCCTGCTGACTTGAACGAAACTTCGTTGGAAAACGCTGTTATTCAAATCGCCGCATGGACTGACGAACGTGGTCTGTTGATCGCTGCTCGCCCACGTAAACTGATTATTCCACCAAGCTTGCAATTCGTTGCAACGCGTTTGTTGGAAACCAGCCTGCGTGTTGGCACTACCGACAATGACATCAACGCATTGAAGAACAACGGTTCGATCCCAGAAGGCTACGCGATCAACCACTTCTTGACCGACACAAACGCATGGTTCCTAACCACTGACGTTCCAAACGGCATGAAGCACTTCATTCGTTCGCCTTTGTCTAACTCGATGGACGGTGATTTCGATACAGGTAACGTGCGCTACAAAGCGCGTGAGCGTTATTCGTTCGGCTTCTCCGATCCACTGGGCATGTTTGCATCGCCCGGCGCATCGACGTAATAAAAATGGGGGGCTTCGGCTCCCCATTTTTTGTTTTATATGTTATAAATGCAGTATTCCGGGAACACCGGTATGCCAAATAGCCCCGGCTAGTTACATGCAAATTGGCGTACTTAACTCGCATGTGAGGACAATTTATTATGGGTTTCGCTACTCACCTTGGCCCTTGGCTACTGGGCACTGTTAAAAACACCACCGGTACCACTGCTGGCACTATTCGCAATATGGGCGCAACTATCGTTGCCCAAACATACTCGGCGCCTACTTCTGTTATTTTGGCAAGCCCCACCGCGCAACTGATGTTTGTGCTCCCTGCTGGCGCTAAGATTCTCCGTTTTGGTCTTGAAGTTAACGTAGCTTTGACCGGCGCGTCTAACTGCGGTGTTACCATTGGTAGCAGCGGTACAGCTAACTTGTACATGGCTTCGGTCAACACAGGCACTTCGGCGGTTCAGACTTCTCCAGCTACCATTGCAGCGGCTACTTCGGGTGTTTACGACAGCATCGGTACAACTGACGCACTCATCTACGGTACATTTACAGCAGCTACTGCTGACGCTACTGCCGGTACGATTACTGTTACTGTTGAGTACATCGTTCGTAATTCTGACGGTGCTGCAAACCCTACTTCGACTCAAAACTAATTAGGGAGGCATCATCATGATGCAAACAGATGTAAAGATGACTCATTTGGATGCCAGCGGTGTTGTTTTTGCTGGCCCAACTAGAGTAAAAGGGTTTTCTATATCCCCCGGCGGTACAGCCGGAGAAATTGAGTTTTATGACAATGCTAGTGCTGCTAGTGGAACAAGACGTTTAATTCTCAATATCTCTACAAACCAAGCACTTGATTCATTAGCGATCCCCGGTGAGGGGATAAAGTTTGATACGGGTGTTTACGTGTCTTTACCAACTAATGCGCATTTGACGGTTTATTATGGCTAAGTCCCCAGCATGGCAGAGGAAAGAAGGCAAAGCGGAAAAGGGTGGGTTGAACGCCAAAGGGCGAGCCTCCTACAACGCGGCCAACCCGGGGAAACCCGGGCTGAAAGCTCCCCAACCGGAAGGCGGTTCAAGACGGGACTCCTTTTGTGCGCGTATGAAAGGGCACAAAAAGAAGAACACAAGCGCAAAGACGGCTAATGATCCAAACAGCCGAATAAATAAGGCGTTAAGAGTGTGGAAATGCTGACGTGTACAAAATGTAAACAAGAAAAACCCGAAACATCGGAGTATTTTCCTTTACATAATAAAAAACGTAACGGATTAGATAGCTGGTGTCGTGTGTGTCGCGCAACATATCGCAACGGGATAAATCGCGGTAAATTTAGGGATGTGATATCAGACGAAGAACTTGTTGAATTAAAAGCCTCTGTAACGCAATGCGTTATATGTGGAACGGAAGAAAAACTAGTTGTGGACCATGATCATAAAACAGGGGAAATACGGGGGATGCTGTGTAACCACTGTAATCGCGGTTTAGGGCATTTTAAAGATGATCCAATGTTGCTTGAGTTTGCAGCACAATACTTATACGCTTCGGTAAACTCCCCAAAATGGGATAAGTATTTTTCGGCAGTTATGAGTGAAAAAGAAAAACACACAATGGAAAAATGGAAGTGCTAACCATGTCGGATATTGAATTAACAGAACGCGAACGCTTGATTGCCAAAGAAGCCGCAAAGATTGCGATTGAAGAACTGTCTTCAGAACTTTATAAGAAGATAGGCAAAACAGTCGTAGAAAAAGCGTTGATTTGGATTGGCATTTTGGTCTTTGGTTTTGTCATGGGTAAGGGCTGGATCGTAAAGGTCTGATATGCCTAGCACCAGTAAAAAACAGCATAACCTAATGGAAGCGGTTGCCCACAATCCCGCTTTTGCTAAGAAGGTTGGTATTAAGCAGTCTGTGGGTAAGGAGTTCGCTGCGGCGGACAAAGGTAAATCTTTTAAACAAGGTGGCGATATGGCTTCGAAAATGAATCCCGGCTTCATGGCAATGATGAAGAAAAAAGCAGGCGACAAGCCTATGAAGAAAATGGCTGCTGGCGGCGCAACGTCAATGGGCAAAGTTAAAACCGGCGCTCCTAGCCGTGATGGTATTGCTGAAAAAGGCAAAACCAAAGGCAAGATGGTTGTTATGGCTGGCGCGTCTAAAGGCATGAAGTACGGCGGTAAGTGCTGACATGATGGCCTCGCGTGGGATGGGGAATATCACCCCATCCAAGATGCCTAAACCCCAACGCAAAAAGCGTAGGGATGATACTGACTTCACTCAGTTCAAAGAGGGCGGGGAAGTGTGGGATACGCCCAATCCAAAGAAGAAATCAAAGCCGCTGAGTCCTGCTAAGAAAGCCGCTGCTAAAGCATCAGCAAAAGCTGCTGGCAGACCTTACCCGAACTTAATCGACAACATGCGAATGGCGAAAAAGTGACTACCTCCGGTTCAGCGACGTTCAATCTTGACCTCAACGAGTACGTAGAAGAAGCTTTCGAACGTGCCGGTGGGCAACTACGCACGGGCTATGATTTAAAGACCGCACGTAGGTCAATGAACTTGCTGTTTGCAGATTGGTCTAATCGTGGTGTCAACATGTGGACGTTTGAGCAGAACGTCCTTACTTTAGTACAAGGGCAACCCACTTATGCACTTCCTGACGATACTGTTGATTTGCTCGATCATGTTATTCGTACTAATCCCAACAGCCAGAGCAACCAATCGGATTTAACCATTACGCGAATCAGCATGCCAACGTATGCCACGATTCCAAACAAGTTAGCCCAAGGCCGTCCTATTCAAGTCTGGGTGCAGCGTTTAACAAGTGGTGCGTCTACGTTGGCAGGAACAGTACAAAGCACAATATCGGCAACAGCAACAAGCATTCCTATTACTAGCTTGGCAGGAGTGCCTAATGCGGGGTTTGTCCAAATAGGGACAGAGTTAATTGTTTTTAACGAAATACAAGCCGCTAGTGGAACAGACCCTGCGTATCTTTTAAATTGTGTTCGGGGGCAAGACGGAACAACAGCCGCGACACATGCAACAAGCGCAGCTATCCAGTACGTTCAAAAACAAAGTATCACTATTTGGCCTACACCCGATTCAGCTAACACGTATCAGTTTGTTTACTGGCGCATGCGCCGTATTCAAGACGCAGGTTCAGGCGGCACAAAGACAATGGATGTGCCGTTTAGGTTTATGCCGTGTTTGGTTGCAGGTTTGGCGTATTACATTGCACTAAAGATTCCAGAAGGTATGTCGCGGTTAGACATACTTAAACAGCAGTATGACGAAGCTTGGCAAAATGCAGCCAATGAAGATCAGGATAGGGCGGCGGTTAGATTTGTGCCGCGTCAGATGTTCATAGGGAGCGGAACGTAAATGGGTAATAGGTTTGCGTCTGGCAAAAATGCAATTGCCGAATGTGACCGTTGTGGAATGCGGTACAAACTGACGCAACTAAAAAAAGAAGTTATTAAAACCAAGACGTACAATCTTTTGGTTTGTCCGACGTGCTGGGACCCAGATCAGCCGCAGTTGCAGTTGGGTATGTACCCTGTAGATGATCCACAAGGAATTCGTGATCCACGACCTGATTTGAGCTATTATCAAGCGGGTTATACGGGCTTACAAATTACTAACACGCCCAGTTCGTCCGAAGAATCAGACGGCGATCCTAGTGGCGGTAGCCGGGTGTTTCAGTGGGGATGGTATCCAGTGGGTGGAGCAAGCGCAGACGATGCGGGATTAACGCCAAACTATCTGACATCGGCTGGTGTAGTGGGCACGGTAACAATTCAATAGGAGTAAATCATGGCAAAACATGAAGACGTAGCACAAGACAAACCGCTGATGAAGAAAATTGCAAAAGCGGAAGTTAAATCGCACGAGAAAAAAATGCACGGTGCCAAGAAAATGGCTAAGGGCGGTCCTACGTCGGAAGACCGTATGCGTTTAGGTCGTGGCTTGTCTCGCGCAGCTAACCAAAAAACAGGTTAAGGAGCACAGTATGGCTAAATTTTCTCAGAAACAAAACGGCAAAGAAGTAGGCCAAGCCGCTGTGTACGCTGCACCACACACGATGGACGGAAAATCTTTGACGGAAAAGCCGCGTAAATCTGGCGCGGAAGTTATGAACGAGTCAAATCCTTCAGTTGGTGGTATTAGCAAAGGCAACTACAAGCCCACCAAAACCGATGGCATTAAGATTCGCGGTACAGGCGCAGCTACTAAAGGTGTAATGGCTCGCGGCCCAATGGGTTAAGTTAACAATAGCCTAGGAATAAGTTTACAATGAACTACGCAGAACTCTGGCAGACGATACAGGATTACACACAGAACTACGAAACGGATTTCGTAGATAATATCCCTGTTTTTGTCACTCAGGCAGAAGAGCGGGTGTACAACACCGTTCAGCTACCTCCTTTGCGTAAAAACGTCACCGGTACTTCTCAACCTAACAGCCCGTACCTTACTTGCCCCACCGACTTCTTGTCGGTGTTTTCAATGGCGGTAATTGATGCAACTGGGAGCTACGAGTACCTGCTCAATAAAGACGTTAACTTTTTAAGAGCCGCATATCCCAGCCCAACAGATACAGGCACCCCTAAATACTACGCTTTGTTTGGCCCAGAAGTGTTGAACCAAGGAACCACTAACGAGTTAAGTTTCATAATGGCTCCCACGCCTGATGCTCGGTACAGCATTGAACTGCACTATTACTACTACCCCGTATCAATTGTTCAAGGCATTATTCGTCTTTTGGGCACTATAGGAGGTGGTTCTGGTTACACCAATGGAAGCTACTATCGTGTGCCGTTAACAGGTGGTACGGGTTCTGGCGCATCAGCGGACATTATTGTCTCAGGCGGTTCAATCACAGCAGTGACGTTACGTAGTGGCGGATCGTTCTACACCGTTGGGGATTCACTAACTGCCAGCACAACAATACTTGGTGCGGGTTCGGGCTTCGCTGTTCCTGTACAGACACTAATTAATGCAGACGGTTCTTCATGGCTAGGTGATAACTACTCACCAGCACTTTTGTATGGCTCGTTAGTCGAAGCCTACATCTTCATGAAGGGCGAGCAGGACATGATGGGGTATTACGAGACTAAGTTTAAAGAAGCCCTTGCTCAATTGAATCGTCTGGGTACAGGTCTTGAGCGTGGTGATGCGTACCGCGATGGTCAGGCAAGGATTAAGGTTACTCAGTAATGGCTATCCAACAAGGATTAACCACAAGTTTCAAACAGCAAATGATTCAAGCTGGGCAGAACTTGGCAACAGATACGTTGTACATAGCGTTGTATACCGCGTTTTCATCTATTGGTGCCAACACAACGGTGTACACAACGAGCAACGAGATTACAGGTACAGGATATACAGCAGGCGGTATAGCGTTAACGGGGGTGACGGTTGGTACTTCTACAGACGGCGTGGTGTTTGTAGATTTTGCTAATGCCGTATGGCCTAATTCACAGCTAACCGCCAGAGGCGCTCTTATTTATAATGTAACAAGGAGCAACGCCTCTGTAGCAGTATTGGATTTTGGTTCAGACAAAACGATGACCAACTTTACTATTACGATGCCGGTAAATACAGCAACAACCGCACTAATTCGTTTTCCATAGGAGATTACATGCTAGTTAGTACAACAAAAGGCGAAATGGATGACTCCCTTCTGGAGAAAAAAGAAGGTGTAGTTGACACAGAAAATGAAACTACCCGTTGGGTGGAATACTGGTTGGACGATGAACTTGTTCATCGTTCTGTTGACATGGTTTTAAAGAAGTACGACGTATGCGGCCTGCCTGTTGCCGCATCTTTTTAAGTAGAGGACTAAAATGGCAAATACTCAATCAATGTGCACGTCGTTCATGGGCGAACTCATGACTGCTACGCACAACTTTGGCGCTTCTCCTATTCGCGCTGGCACTACTGCGGATACGTTTAAAGCGGCACTATATTTAGCAACAGCTACCGTCAATGCTTCAACTACGGTTTATTCATCTACGGGTGAAGTTACTAGTGCAAACTATACGGCTGGTGGTGTAACTGTTACTAATGCAACGGCTCCAATTGCAACGAATACATCGTCTACGGCGGGTACAGCGTACTGGACTCCATCAGCAAGTATTGTGTACGGTTCTGCTGGTAGCCCAGTGACATTCTCGTCGTTTGACTGCGTGTTGATTTATAACAGCACTCAAAGTAATAAATCGGTGAGCGTTCATACGTTTACTGCCCAGACGGTTACGTCCGGTACCTTTACTTTGACGATGCCTTCTAACACGACTTCGACTGCTTTGCTGCGTTTGGCTACTACCTAATAGACCATGTACGGCTTTAACCCCTATTCAGCCGCTCCGTATAGCGCATTAAGCGGCGGCGTTGTAATTGAACTGACAGGGGTTTCTGCCAGTGGTCTGGTAGGTAATGAAACGCCAAACTTTGTAGCAGAGCTATCTGGAGTAAGTGCTACCGGTACGGTTGCTAATGTTATAGCGGTGCTTGGTGTATCTCTCACAGGAGTTTCGGCTTCTGGTAGTGCGGGTACAGTAGTAGCGTTCCCAGAAAGCTCTGCATCACTGTTCCATAACGAAGCGTTTGGTTACGCCGGTATAGTTGAAGGTGTAAGTGGCCCGAACTTACCTGCTACTGGGGTTTTTGCAACGGGTACGGTTGGTACGGTCACGACGTTAGCTGGCAGCGTTGTTCAACTTGTAGGGGTTGCTGCTTCTGGTAATGCGGGTACTGTAACAACATCAACCACGCTTGGTATTACTGGCGTTAGTGCAGTAGGAAGTGTTGGCAGTGTTACAGGCACTAATGACTACTTCCAAACACTAACAGGCGTAGAAGCTGGCGGCTTTAG